CCTTGATCGTAACGTTTTAAGTTCGTAGTGTTCTTCTGTCCAGGGTGCATCCTCTGGGAACATGTACGGATGGTTCACTTCTTTAGAAAGTAAAGAGCAAAGGTAAGGGCGATTAATGCAGGGAGTGGTAGTGTGAGGATCAAAAGGCAGAATCAAACAAACAACTAAAGAGATCATCCAAACATTCATCAATCAAAGCCTTACGCTCTGGTGTAATGTTCGGGTTCTCTAGTTCTTTCTCTAGTTTGTCTGCAAACTTAAAAGCCTGTTCTGGTGACTCGAAATTAATTTCAGCCCACGTAAGGTCAGAGGCTGTGATTTCGTGAGTACTCATTACTTGTTACCTTTAGCTACTGTTTGCACTTGTGGAGCGTTCGGGGCAAAAGGGTCAGTACCTGCAGCACCGAGCATGGTGATAGCTGAGATCAGGCAAGCGAAACCACAAAAGACGATGGTTTCGATTAGTACGCGTTGTTTAGTTGTCATTTGGGGTGAGTACCTGTGATGTTTAAGCGAGGGATGCAATTAGCTGATCTTTGGTCTTACCACGTGCGCCGTACTGGCGGAGCATCTGGCAGGTGATCGGTTGAAAGGTGATGGGTTGGCTGATGGTGATCAGTGAATCCAAGAGTTGAACGGTGCCGTCCAGCACGTCGTATAGGGCTTGAATCGTGATTACCAGGAGGAGAAGGAGAGTTCGTTCCATGGTGAGTGTTGCATATGTGGAGTAGGCGCGTGTCAGCTGGTGAGCTGGTGCGCTTGAGCAAATACTAACCGCAGCATCCTGCATGTGTGGAGCATTCTGTTGTATCTCTTAACAAAAAGGGTAGGGCGGACAGATATCATGACCGATACGTATTCGTATCACCAGTCATACCAAGGGTTCTCAGCCGTACAGACCGCAGAAAATGGTACATCCGCACCACTTTTGACCCCGTTTGCAGGTAGTTTGTAGAACTAACGCGCTTCATTCCTAGACAAAGAGGGGGTATGGGGGTTCATCCGCGTCCCTACCCCTGCGTATAGACCTGACTAATTTTTGTCATTTTTCTAAGACCCCTCCAGTGTGTGTTGGCACGCACTAGAGTGACCTAGAAGGGGCCTTATTAAACCATCAGACCAGATACTACCTAACACTAACTACACCCACCTTGTAGAGCCTCCTAGGCCCCAATGAAGCGATTACAAAGACATAAACGCTTCACGCATCAAGCTCATCAGCAATAGCAAGCAAACTAGGCAGATACACATAGTACCCATTACTGTCATCAGGAACGGAGTGCTCTGCAGCAGCACGAAGGGCGGCGGCAGCAATCCAGCGCGATTCGTTAAGGCAGTCATCTGGACCGTAGAAGTTGCAACTGTTGGCGGCATCCAGCACCGCCTGAGCAGCGGGTGAAAGTTGTTGGGTCATTAGTTGATCGGACTAGGAGGGCTTAGTTGCTTGAGTTAAGGCAGATGATCTTGGCAGGAAGGTTGTCGTACAGTTTCCCGCAGGCTTGCCATTTCTGTGGGATCCACCAAATAGGAAGAGCGATTGCAAGCACAGGAACAAGAAAGATCAGTGCAGTAATGGCGCGTTGAGAAGAGTTCATTGAGGTGACTAGTGTGTAGAACTAAGTAGTCAATTAACCATTAGACCACATCGCCTCACAAACATTCGGTATATGCGAATAGAGAATATCCTGAACCTGACCTGCAATCACGGCATGTTCTTTCTGAGTCCCATGTCCAGTCCTCAGGTCACAGTAATGCAACCAAGACCGAATAGAACCATTCATGTACAACCTAGTTGGGGTAGAGAGTGGTAGCACTTCTCTTGCACACTCTTTAGCTACCCCATCTTCCAACATTCTCTGATATAAATCATAAGACTGGTTGTACAGCTTGATTGTCTCTTCAGTGTATTGATACCTCAATCCTAGACTTAGATCATCAGTGCTATTCTGTCGGTTTTTAGTATCTTGTTTACGGAACTGTGGAGGGGCTGCTACTTCTGCTACCTCAGCATATCGTTGACTAAACTCCTGGAAGCTAAATGACCTATGCCTAAGGATCTGAGCAGCAATACTTCTAGTAGTCTGAATCTCTACACACATATTAACCATCTCAAAAGGAGACCAATGATGATGATCAATGAGGTACTTAATCAACTTAGCACTTGTCTTAGTGTTTGATTGATTGGATGGATTAGATACCCTAGCCATGTAGCTGATGAGTTCTTCAGCATTAGGAGTGATGTGGATGAGATTAGCTGAATGAGTCATTGATGGTGATCGAGTTCTTTAGAGGCTGAGATAGTGATGTCGTCGTACAACGTAGGGATATAACGTTTCTTAATATTCACAGAATATTGAGATTCGTTATAGTCACTGTGTTGTTGTTTAAGTTCGTTGAACGTCTTAGGTGCTCTGAAGATGAAGTAGCTGGTTCTACGATATGTTTTTGACATGGTAGTAGTGACTGAATTTTAAGGTACAGAAAAGGGATCAGTATCATCAAGTATCAACATTCAGTGTTGATCAGGATGATCTGTATCCATTCTCCTCTAACCCCAAGGTGTGAGTTTCTACAGTGAATTAACTATGTCCATTCACCCGCTCACTTCGTTCGCTGAGGACATTAGTAATTGTGTCTTTGGTTGTTTTTGTGTCATTTGTGAGTCCAGTACTCACAGAATGTCCATCCCCAGGGACATTGATAGAGGAGCTAGTTGTGTCTTACGTCAGTGAGACTCGACTAGCTCCCTCTTCCCGGTCCCCTTAATAGTGTCGGGTCGGTCAGACCTCTTCCGCTGGTGTGAGTCTCATTTGGGACTCAGGCGATCCAAGTTGGAGTGTTTCGACCGCCTTTGGCCCCTCTAGCTATCCTTCGCTGGTCAAGGGAGAACCCCAGGACGAGGTGGTCTGTGGCGCTCTGAGGGTCATCTAGGAACGTTTCCAGGAGATCCTGCCAATCCTCTTGACGACGGGCTTTCACGGCCTCGTAGGCGCTGATGGACATGGCATCTGTGAAGTACTTCACCCCCTGGGCAAGGCTGTCGAGACGGTCATCGTGTTTAACGGCACCCTTCTCCCGACACATGCGACTCATCTGATAGAAGAGCATGTAGAGGAGACGGTCTTCTGGTGGAGCGTCTTTATTGGAGGCGTAGTCCCACTCCACCACACCTCTATCAACAATGAGACGGTGTTGGTTAAGGATGGGTTCAAGGGTGTCGATGATACGGTCCTCTTTCCTGACATTAGCTCGCACTTCTTCTACGTCTATGGCTTGCTTAGTCTGGATGAGGTGTTTTTTAAACAGTTCTGCGATGATACCGTCACCGAAGTTTGTTTCGACCACAAGTTTGGTAACGTTATAGCGCTTACACCCACGAAGGATGTCAAGAAGTGTGTTATCGCTATAACCGTCGCGATACGCTCGTACTTCGTGAACGTAGAGAAAGCCATTCTTTTGTGAGATGTATGTAGCTGCTGTTTCATCTGTGCCCCTACCGGAAGGATCAACGGAGCAGATTGTTTCGGTGTATGGTCCCCAGTCACCCTGCAACTGCATAGGGCTGTAAAAGTAGTCCCCTGGGAGACCAACGGTAGGTAAGTCTTTAAGGATGTTGCGTGGATCACTACACCACACCACAGCATCAGGTGCTTGTGTTGGATTGACTGAGGTAATAACGAGATCGCTAAATTTGAGTGGGAACTTCTCAGCGTCACTCAGAGTAGTGTCGAGTTGAAACTGAAGCATGAAGTTGCTTCGTCCCATCGCAGCTTCCCGTTCCAGCAGATCATCACTGGTGAAGCGGTCAGGATCTGTTGGTGTCCACTCCTCAACACCCATCTCGATGTCTTCCACGATCTGTGGTGCAAGGAGATTCTCATAGTGGCTCAGCTTTTCTTTGTGGGGATACCGTGCTGGCCAGACGAACGGGCGGTAGTTACGCTCTGCTAGACGCCTGTAAATGGTGAAGGTGGTTTGAGGAGTACCGAGATACATGATTCGGGAGTCCTTCTTTGGGGTCAGAATGGATTCAGCTTCAGTGCAGAGTTGTAGAAGCTTCTCACGCATCATTTCGGTGAGGCTGTTGGAAGGCACTTCAACGTCATCAAGCACCATTAGATCAGCACGAGAGCCAGTCAACTGCCCGGTCACACCAACACTTTTGACCGAAGGGGCTTGGTGAGGAGCACAGTTGATATCAAAGCTAATACGAGACCAACGAGCTGTATCTGATTTAGGTTGCATATGACGCAACCAAGGGGTCTCAATGATTAGCTTTTGACAAAAGATACTGAAGTTATCGGCACGTTCTTTGCTAGCTGACACCACCATGATCTTTTTGTCGTTGTCTTTAAACAAGGTCCAAAGAACAAAGGCAGCAGTAATCCAGCTTTTTCCGACACCACGAAATGCCTGGACCATCAAACGCTTGGGTCCGTATTGAAGATAATCAGCAATGGCGTATTGGGCACGGGTTGGTGGTGGAAGATCAAGTTGCGCCCAAATTGCTTGGAGGAAATACTTGAAATCCTCTTTTAGTAGTTGTAAGGTAGTCTGCGGCTCTGTAGAGGAGGTCCGGGTCATCGTAGAATTTACCAATAGCTGTATTGCAGTTCGTGCAGAGCAGTGCCCTGACAAAACCTGTTTCGTGGCAGTGATCGACTTCTAGGCGTTTCTTCTGCTCTGATTGGTGCTTGCCGCAGATTGCACAACAGCCTTCTTGTTCAGCAAACATCTCATTCCAGTCGTCGCGTTCAATTCCGTAGAATCTGCGATAGCGACTATCAACTGTAGCTTCGTTATCGCACTTTAGGCAACGAGATCTGTGGTTACCAGTACGTGTAATTCTAAAATCACTCAATGACTTCTCTACGCCGCAGGAGCGGCATGTTTTCATTGATAAAGTAGATTGTACCTAAATAAGAAAAGAGAGGCCCTACAGACGCTTGTAGAGCCCTCTAAGAAAGGTTTATGGTTTACTTAGAAGTCGAGTCGTTCTCGCGTTGCTTCTTACGACGCTCTTCCATGAGTTTGTTGACTGCTTTACGTCCAGATTGTGAATCCTTGGAATCGAGGAAAGCACGACGACGTTCCATGTCAATACCGTTCTTGTCACCAAACTGGTCAACGCCATAATTAGGACCAAGAGAACCTTTGCCGGAACGATCAAACGATTCACGAGCCATTGATGGCTTCTTCTCTGCAGGACGAGCCTGTTGAGGACGACTACCTGTGGTGGTGGTACGCGAAGGAGTTGTTTGAGAAGGACGGCTGGCGCTAGGGCGGGCGGCAGGAGCAGATGCTGTAGGGGGTTGCTGACGAGGTGCAGGAGCGGGTGGCTTGGGCTTCTCTTTGGGTGCAGCAAACCGAGGATCGCTGTTGATTCGCTGGAGGTTGCGGTCACGAGCACCAGCAAAGCGGGACTGGGCGTTGCCTTGTTTGGGCTTGACTTGGGGCTTGTTCATCCCCATACGCTCCTTGTAGGCATCCCACTGACGGTTACGCTCTGCTACGTCTGCGATGTTCTTGATTGCTGCAGGGATCATGAGAGCCGTAGTCAAAGCTCCACCAACACGGCCAGCGATACCAGCACCTTTAGCGGCAGTACTGGCTGCACCGCGCACAGCAGCGTTAGTTCCAGCGGAAGCATTGGGTTTGGGTGTAGAGGCTTTTGCTGCAGCCTCCTTCTTTAGATCCATCACACGTTGTGCAGTGCGCTCGGCACGAGCACCTGCCTTAGGAAGATTGTAACCTGCACGTTGAGAGTTAGGCATTGTGACGGTTCGACCTTTGGGAGGAACAGGCCCTTTGACAGGACCAGTGCGGGTCACAGGCTTTTTGATGACTTGCTTCGGGGCAGAAGATTTTGGCTTTGTCTTAGCAGCTTCTTGAAGTCGTTCAGTTTTAGTTTTTGCGTCCCAACGAGCAGGCTTTTCTGCTTTAGGTTTAGCAGGAGGTTTGCTGTAAGGCTTGTTGGGCTTACGAACACCACCAGACCCTCCACCCATCTTGCTGACAGGTTTAGCATTGAGGAAATTGTTCTTTTGACGAGGCATGATTAATTAATCCAAGATAGAATAAGTTGTTCTTTAGAAGGGTTCTCACCAAACGTGGCTCTCATCCATTGGAGCCAGTTTTGACTTCCCTTTGCCTGATTACACTTTCTACAACTAGGTACAAGGTTGTTAGTAAGGTCTTGTCCTCCAAATGCCTTTGGTCGGACGTGATCGAGTGTAAGTTCATTAGCATCATAAGTTTCTCCGCAATAAACACATTGACAATCAAAGTGCTCCTTTATCGCACGACGCCACAGTCGCTTTGCTTCGGGACTTGTCATGGTTATAAGGTTTTGGAGATAGTGATCAGGCGAAGGAAACAGGGGAGTCATTACCGCATCTTGTTAGTCTTACGAGCACCTTTGGCACGGTTTACTTTGCGAGGGACGATCTTGAGGTTGTCTCGTGAGTTATTCATTGGGTTACCATCCTTGTGGTCTACTTCGTGACCGTCTGGGATGTTGCCCATTGAACGTCTTGCTCGTGCTCGACTAGCGTCTTTATCTTTATTTTTGCGGCGGTAATTCTTGAGGTATTCAGCGCGAGCCTTATACTCGGCTTTCCAATCTCTTGCCACTGAGACGACTCCGTACTAGCTCTGGATCAATCTTCGGTAGGATCGAAGCAAGTTGATCAAGAGGGGAACCTTCAACAGCAATGCCACTGATTTCATTAGCCTTCAGCCAGTCAGCCATGGCTTTCAGATCTTGAGTAGTGGCTTCTCCACTTTTGATACGGCGGAGATATTCTTTAGTGAGGAGGTCGTGCAATTCGTTAAAATTGTCCTCTGTGGCCTTTTGGTGTTTAGCCATTTCTCAATACAATCTGGTCTAGCTTGTTCTCGATGCGCACCATATGGTCTTCCATCTTCTGGAGTGCATGAGAGAGTTCTTGTTTTTGTACGTAGTTCTCAGCAACACGGAGTTCTACTTTGTCAATTCTTGAATCGACTTCCACAATCTTGTTATTAAGACGTGTGGTGAGGGCTACCATTGCGGTAATTGCGGCTATGCCAGCGGAGACAGCAGCTTCAATCATTCTCCCGAAGTAGTTTGATAAGTTTTTCTGAGTACTGAGGATCAGTTGCATAACCTTCAGTTACTAAAAGGCGAGCACATTCTTCAGGAGAACTGGCACGGTTGACGCCTTTGAATTGTTTGTAGTCGCGATACCAGCGATCTACGAGGTAAGAGACACAAGTTTGAAGGTCAGGGAAGTCGATAAAACCTGCTTTGATCGTGACCCACTGGCCGTTGATGAACTCTTTGGTTTCACGTTCAGAGCCAGACCCTTTGAGACCGAAGTAGTTGTTCTTACCAGAAGTGTGTTTACCATAGCCACTCTCTAATGCCCACTGAGCAGCCACAACTTGTGGGAACTTAGCCCCTGCCTTAGAGGCGGCAGTGATAACTCCCTCCCAGGTGTTAACAACGGGAGCTACGGGTTGCGGTGTAGTAGTGGGACGGAAGGTCATGAACCAGCCGGTCCCACGACCTTCCACTTCCCAACGTGGTAGCCAGTTCTTCCAGGAGTAGCTAACGTCTTTACCTCCCTTACCAATAGTAACGTACCCTCCGTTGACGTTATCCATCTCACCGTAGGGGTCATGGAAAACACCATGTTCTCCGGTGTCACCGATGAGAAGCATCCAGTGTCCACCACCCACCGGATTGGATACATGTCCCTTATGGAGGATACCAGTTGCGACTGGGTAACCTGCCTTAAGTTCGTTGATTAGTGTTTGCCGAGTACCTTTGGTGTAGAAGGAAGCAAAGACACCGTACTGCTGACAGGCTTTGACTTGACTTGTAGAGGTTGTAGTATCTCCATACTTCAGCACTGTACGGAGATAATCATCATCAGCGTTACTACCCTTCAGCGCATCAGGACGGAGATACTTGATGGCCATAGCGCATGTCGAGCTAAAGCACATCCGATCTCCGTGACCTGTTGCACTATCGGTTTGTGGGTAGTACTGCTTAACAGGCAGCAGTACCATGACGATTACTTAAAGGTGTCTTTAATTTTTTGAATCTTGTCATCCTCAGTGCGGTGAGGCTTAAGTGCCTCAATAGCACGAAGAACGACTTGTACAATGCTGTTTTCACGCAGCTTAGAGGCACCGATAATTTCGGAGCCGATAAAAAGTGCAAAGAATGCGAGTGCCTCATAGGACACTTTGATGCCGAGGATGGTGATCATGATTAGTTACCAAGGTAGTTCTGTGTGCAAACCGGTCTTAGAGGAATTAGTTTCTTGAAGAAAAGATTGCTCTAGTTTGCTAACCTCTTCCTCACCGCCAAATACATTACGTACCCATTGAAGCACAAGATCTTCTGTTAGCTCTTCGTACGGCACATACTCGCTAGAGTCATCTACGTTTAATCCGATCGTTCCTCTAGCCACGACATGGCCTGAGCCTGTATCAGTATTACTAGTATAGCGGACACAATAATGGACAGTATAAACTAAATTTTGATCAGACGTACAGTCTAATCTTTCTATGTTCCAAGTAAACATTGTTAATAAAGTAGTATAGTTAAACTGAAATACCTGTACCAGTTATAAGCATACCATTCGCGAACGCATTAGATACAGTAAGATTAGCAGTAGTTAGCGGCGGTGTTGAACTTGATCCTGATGTATCGCCTATACTGGTGTACAGCGCTATATTCGCGCTATTAGCATCCAAAATTGCGCTAATTGGGGCTGACGTTACAAATCTAAAGGAAGATATATTAAGAACTGAAAAAGTTGACAATCTAAACGGGAATCCAGTAACAAGTACATTTCCAGTTCCTGCAGTAGTCACATTAAACGTACTATATATGGAGAAGTTAATCAATCTTCCAGTTTTAACATAATTAGCTACAAATCCAGATGTAGTAGATGCAATTAAATCTCCATTGCTAGAAATAAGTTGCGGAGTAAATGTACCAATAGTTGAGGCCTCTTCAGTAGTTCTACCTGGACGAGCAAACGCACCATTAGTATTACGTGACGCACGATACCGAATTTTGATGTAGTCAGACGGAGATGTGCTTAAAAGATTAAGGATGTAATCTTTAGTACCGTAGTCGTTATTGATGCCGGTTCCAATACTAGCAATAAACGCTGGAGTTACGCGAACCCATTGATTATTAGTAAGAGAACCAGTATAGGAAGAAGAGTTGAAACCACTTCCAGTAGAATTTCTAATAAGCAAAGAGGAGACCAAGGACCAGTTTGTACAATACAACCAAACATCACTTAATAGCCCTTGAGCAAATATGATAGGACCAATAGTACCATAAAATGGAATAGTTAAAGTTTCTTCGTAGGTATCTCCTTGTATATAAAACTGACCAAGATCATCATCATACAAAGATTCTAGTTTTCCAGAATTTAATTGTGGAACATTGTATCCATTTTGATTATCAAAAACTTGAATATTGCTTAGCGTAATTTCTTTTTCAGAATTAAGGAATGTACTAGTAAGGTTTGTAAATTCACCTGTAATTTTAGCATTAATAATTGAACAATTTTTAGAGTCAGTGCTAAAATCAAAAACATTTGTTACTGTTTCAGATGAAGGAATATAGCATTCTACATTACGCACTTTAAGATTTACGACTTCTGATTCGTTTCCAATGCAGCTAGGGTCATTAAGAATAAGCGGACTTTTCTTTGCCTGCCAATAGCAGTTTTCTAGTACAAGATTCTCAGAACTCCATCCAGCAAGTACAAGATGCGTATTTGATGACCTAACATTTCGATAAGTTATATTTTTAGAGTCCTGGAATCTAAGACCACAAATGCCATTATTATGGGTATGATTTTCGATTGTTACGTTTATAGTACCGGCAACACGAAAGATTCCGTCAATACTAGCGTTGACATCGTTGGTGATGATATTTTTAATTGTAATATCTTTGGCCAGACTGGTGACAAGTGTAAAATAATTAGTCCTGGGATTTCCTGAGTAATTAACGTCTTCAGGAGGAGCCCAATCAACAGTAAACGAGCTAGGAGAAACAGCTAAGACCCTAACGAATTCAGTATAATGTTGCTCTTGTACATCAGTAGGTTGAGTACCATACTCTAGCCATAGATAAGACCCTACAGTAGTACCTACAGGCGGAGCAACAGGGATAGTCTGTTGACCCTTAACGATTGCAGGTGCATATGTAACCTTATTGGCTATATCTAAAGAAGAAGCAATGCTAAAGATAAACCCAGGAGCTGTAGAGTTAATAGTCGAACCCCTAAAATCTATATTAATAGACTTATTGATTGTTAGGTAATTTCCGGTTACATATGTTCCAGTATTGACGATAAGCGTACCACCTACAGGAGTCGCATTAATAGCAGCCTGGATCTTTGTTGTTTCATCTGAACCGTCACCAATTACACCAAAATCCTTAACACTAACCACATCTCGCAGCTTTGATTCAACGGTGCGCTGCTGAGCACCAGTACCAGATTGTGTAAAGGCAAGTTTAGATGAAGTAACCGCTGCACTAGAGTTAATATCAGCATTAGTCACTGCGCCATCAACAATGTTTGCTGATGTAATACCATTAGCCAGGTCGGCTAAGTCACGTGTTTTTGTCATCAGCAATCAACCGCGTCAGCGAATTCAGGAAGGGTTTTTAGGTATAGATAAGCTTGCTTAATTGTATTAGGACCATCAAGGTCTACATTAAACCCATATGCTTTCTGAAAAATTGGAGCATTGCTACTATCAGCAGCAATAGAGATTTCGGCCAATGCTGTTACTTTATCACAAGTTACTTGATTAACCTTTAGATAAGCGTTATCTATTTGAATACCGTTTAGATTGTAATTAGTTGATAGTGCCATTGTAAGTCCTTATACTACAGTACGAGAGATTTCAAACCAATGCCCACGAGAGGCGTCCCAAATAAGTTGCATAGTAATAACGTTACCTGCCGCATTGCCAAAAGTGGCAGACGCTGCGTTGTTATTAAAAACAATGTTTTGGCTCCCACCAGGATTATTTAAAAGTTCAACTGTCCACGTATACCCTCGTAGGTAAAGAACTTGACCAGAACGACTACCGTTACCTAGGAAACAACCAGTTCGATGTGCTCCAGCACCTGTAATCTCACAGAAACTTGATGTGGGAGTTTGCGTTGTACCATTACCGAAGTAAGATAAACTTTGATAAGTGTTAAAGGCTAGTACTTTAGGTTCAACAGACGCTGATGCACGGTTAACATTTAAGACTTCTATTCCTTCTCGATTAAAAAGTTTATAATTGTCTTGGCTATTATACCGATGCTGCCACGTGTTAATATAGTGATAACGAGAAAACTCATCAAAGTAAGCGTAATTTCCAGTGTCTAGAGAATAGACTGGATTCGTTACGTGGTCATAGTGATTACCATAAGCGTGATAAGCAATGTACTGATCAGGTGCACGACCTGTAGCTACACCATACTCGTAACGCTCAATGTAATTACCAGTAACTGTTTCTCCTAAAACATTGGTATTGAAGAAAATACCAGTACCAACAGGTGCGCCATACGTTCCAGTATGAGATTGCAGTAAGTTACCTACAATATAGTTGCCACCACCTTTTTCAATAAAGATACCAGTATTAGCTATGATTTGGTTGTTTTGAATCTTAGTTGCTTGCTGACCGTTGTTATTGTTATGGGCATAGACGCCATACTTAAATTCATACCCACTAGCTCCAATGCGGTTTTCAGAGATGGTGTGAATATAAGCTCCCGCCACTGCAGCACTTGTTACTGGATCAACATCATCCAGGTAAATAGCAGTACCATATCCAGGAGTTGGAGACAAGAACCGATTATCATGGATATGGGCTAATGCGGCATATACTCTAATTGAAGTAATAAGTGGAGGACTGACATTTGATGCACCCGTTGGCCTAAAGTGGATGTGATCTACTTCACAATGAGAAGCAGCAATGCGAAGTTGGTCGTGACTAAACCCACCTGTCAAATAAGTGTTTTGAGAACTTTCACCAAAAAACCGTTGACCAGTAGTATTCAGTGTAATTGGAGCTTCTAATTTGTAAACACCATTGGGAAGGAAGACTGATTTTCCTGTGTTAACTGCTGCTTGAATAGCAGGTGCATCATTTGTTACCCCATCTCCAACAGCGCCAAAGTCTTTAACACTTACAACGTCTTTAAGTTTCGATTCAACAGTACGTTGTACACCTCCACCAGCTTGGATGAAACCTCCACCCAAATTGGCTAAATCTCTTGAATTAGTCATAATAATTAGATAGAGTTATTTGAGTGGACTTCAACCATATCACCTTGAAGTAGGAGTGGTCCAAGGATAGCAATAGTTGTACCGTTTGTTGCTGTGTAATCTAGACCACGTTGAAGTAGCGCACCATTAACAAACAACTGCTCACGTCCTACGGTATAAGACAAAATAGCAAACCCATCACCAAGTTGTGCAGGTAGAGTACCACCAAGACTAGATGCACCGGCAACACCAATTGTCTTGGTCCAACGAGTGAAACTATAAGATGCGTTTGGATCCGCTGCAAGGTAGTTAACGCAGCGGACCATTACAATATCACCAGCAGTTAGCGGGACATAGAATGTGACTGTCCTACCATCATTAGCTAGGTAATCGTGAAGAACCGTAGATCCAGTATTACGTCTTTGTAGTGCACCATTAAGATACACTTGTTCTTTACCTACTTGATACTCAAGCAAGGAACCA